GCAAACCGAAACGATTAAGTCTGTAGTTGCCGACAATAAAGAAGAAATTGTCGAAGAGATGTTTCAAGCTGTAAAAGATCGCTGTATTCAGGTCACGTGAAGATTTCTTTTGAGGAACGGCAACTTCAAGAGTTCGCCGACTCTAAAGAACCAAGTGTTTTTGAAAAGGTTTCCACCTTTATCGCCGATGCTTTCTCTGTTAAGGAGGAATCCGGGGGTTTACTCACTGCTGATGGTTCTAGACTACCTGTCAAGACTGAAAAATCGTGGTTTCAGAAGAAACAAACTGAAACGATTAAGTCTGTAGTTGCCGACAATAAGGATGAAATTGTCGAGGAGATGTTTCAAGCTGTTAAAGATCGCTGTATTGCTGAGTGGTCTGAAGTTGAAACTTCTGTTAAAAATTTTGTCACGGAAAATCCGGCTTGTGTTGTTGGAGCTGCCTCGTTTGGCGCTTCGGCTATTGCCACTGGTTTGACCGCTGCTTTTGGAGATATTGAAGATGTGCCTATGGTCGCTGCTATCTCCACAACACTGTCATCCTGTTTGACAGTCTCAACTCTTCTCTTGAATAAACAAGGAATTGATATGTCGAAATATTCGAGTGTGTCTAAGTTGAGTGGTGCCATTGTTGGAACCGCTTCTATGACTCTCATAGTTCGTGAGTTAGTTTCGTTTGATTCGAGATTATGTTAAGAGAATTGAAAACCCCCTTGAAGTTGAAGCCAAGGATCCCCCTAAGATGACCCCGTTTGGTCTTGTGACGGATATCTCCTGTAAAATAGGAGTTTTTGCCGGTCTTATTGGATTGATCTGTGGCGACGCACAAAATTTGACTCTTTGTGTAAAAGCTTGGCGTGAAATAAAGTTTGCATTTTCTGAATTGAATAATGCTTATGCTGGTTCACTAGAAGAGCTTGGAGTTGAAGATATGGAGGAGGTTGTTGAAGCTGAGAAAATTGAAGAAGATTTTGCTTGTAAAAGTTTTGTTTTGCTTGGTCATTTGAAGATCTCGTCTAAGAAGAGATCCCAAGCTGTTCAAGATGAACTTGCGGGAAAGGACACTTTGTATGTACAAAGTCCGGATTGGGAAGATAATTATTGTTATTTTGGAAAGTTTGGAAAGCTTATGAAAGATGAGGACCGTATACTTATTGGAGCCAATGTTGCTAATAACTTTGGTGAAGGTGAGGAGATGGAATATCTTAAAGCCCAAATCCGTAATGGAAATATAATTCTTGAAGAAGAAATAGTTATCCAAGTCCCTGATGATAATTTAAAACTTAGTCCCCGAAAGATTAATGTTGTATTTTCATCAGTGTACAAACCTGAGAAAGAAAACAAGCTCATTAAGTTAGCTGCAGTTGGAGATAAGATCGCAAATTTTATTGAAACACACCATGAGAAGTTTGTCGTTGCCACATTTGTTGTTGGCTCCATTCTTACTGCTGGTGTTGCTGGGTTAATTTATCAATATTCTGACAAAATTCATTATGAGTTGGCTAGTGCTGGATGTGAAGTGGCGTCGCCTATTGTGATTGCGATGCAAACAAAACCTGCGCTTCCCGCCCCTGTAAAGAAAGAGGCTGAAGAGGAGAAACCAACTAAAATGACAAAGGCTGAAGTAATGTTTGGATTGGCGTGTCGAGATGCTGATTTGATGGCTCTGTACATGGATATGGAGTCGATCGAGTTTGAAGGTGGAAAAAAAAATTTGTCATCTGGAGACCGAGCTAAGATCAATCAACGGGAACACCAACGTGAAAAGGCTAGAGAAGATTGGAGAGAGTTTAAGGAGAAAGTTAAACACCTTAAAACCGATTTCGAACGTGAAGATGTGATCAGTGCACTTGTTGCAGAACGTGATATGGCAGAGAATGCTTATTATGATTTTGGGAAACATGCTAATGTTTCTGCTGAGAACTATGAACGAGGAAAACAAGCTCTTTGGGAGCAATTGAATCGGATTAAAGGAAAACTTTTTGAGATGTATGATATGTATCAAAAGACTGAGAATACTTCGAAAGTCACATACACCGCTACTGTTAATCCCCTTCCTAACTGGGGATCTCCTAAACCTGCTCAACCCGTGTCGGTGGACATTGCTTGGAATGCATTGCCTAACACTGGACCGATTTTTGTTTTGAAGGCCGATCCTGAGCCTGAGAAACCGAAAAAGAAGGTAAAACCTCTTCCGGCACCTAAGGTTAAAGTGTCGAAACCGGTTGTTCCTTCCGTTGAAGTTAAACCAATTGAACAAGTCCTCTCAAGTGTCGAGGCCCCTAGTGATGTTAAAACTCCTACGGAAAACAAAAAGAAGAGAAGAGGAAGGCGTGGCAAAGGAAAGGCGAAGAAAGCCGCTGCCAAGTTAGCCAAAGAAGCTAATATTCAAACCAGTTCTGGTTGGGAAGCTGATCCTCCTAGGAGCTATGCTGCTGTTGCAAAGAAACCTAAAGCTGAAAAGCCTAAGGATGAAGCAGGGAAACAATACCCTGGAAAAGCGCAAAAGCCCACTTTGAAGTCTGTTAATCCTGAGAGACCCAAACCTGTTTGTTATAAATGTGGTGGTCCTCACGTTATCAGTGTTTGTCCTAATAAACCTGATGGATATAAGATTTTTACTAAAGAAGAATGGGAAAAGATGGAACCTGCTGAGAAGCGAAAGGCTGTTGCTAAAAATAGACAGTTAGTTCCTAGACCCGTTGTTAGTCAAAGTGTCTCTTTACATGATCCTGTGAAAGGAAAATTACCGGTTCACGAAAACCTTGTTCCAATTTTCTTACCTGGGTGTAATAATCCGGGAAAACATTCTGAATATTGGGGAACGATGTTGAAAGCGAAGCATCTTGATGTGACTTATGTCATGATTACTGAGCATCAACTTAAAGAAAAGGTTTATTATATAGGTAACGACTTGAAACCCCATGAAATTCCTTCTGCTGATAAGTGGAGTAAATTTGGAGAGGGTAAGCTTGCTTATTATCGTATTCCGGCCGACAAGTTACAGGCGATATCGAAAGGTGCAAATCTCAAAGTTGGAGATCCTTTTAAGGGAACGCAAAATGTTGCAATGTTTGTTGGAATTGATCCTATGACCCTTGAACCTATTTGTGCTGCTACGAGTTATTCGTACGCAGGAGGTGAAGTTGAAATAGTACATAACACCTCAACACAAAATTTTTCATGTGGGAATTTTTTGATTGATTCGAAGAGTAATACTTGTATTGGATTACACTTTGGAACAATTGGACCCTCCAAGAAGCATGGAGATAATAATCTCATGATTCCTTTAAAACAGGTGGGCTTACGCCGTGTGGGCAGCCCTTAAAACACCATGGCACATATGTGCCCCTGCGACCTTTGATAGGGGCGCAACCGTATCGGAATATGCGGACAATTGGGACTCTGCCAGGGTCAGTCGAAAAGAACACGAGAAGTTCTAGACGGCACCAGTCTATATATTCAGACTTGTATGGAAAAGTTGGGTTGCAGAAGTTGAAAGACCTCGCCGGCGACAAGTTTTTTGTTGTCTGTCCAACCGAAACCAACTATTATAAAACTGTGACATCGTGGGATGTGAAACCTGAGTACAAATATGTGGGAACAGAGTCTCATATGTTTGGAATGTTGTTTTTTGAGCACTATTATAAGGGCATCATGAGTAATTGTGTTGCAACCTCTGAGGAGATTTGTGCTTATATAGACTGGACTAAGAGTCCTGGTTTCCCCCATACCTATTTTGGTTTTAGAACAAAAGAGGAGCTTGTCCTTGCCCTCGCCGATACGATGTTTTACGAACGTACCGGTTCTCTCACTTTCTGGAATGTTTCTGGGAAGGTTGAGTTTAAAAACTTAGCTGATATAGAGGAGAATAAAATCAGGCTGTTTCAGATACCTGCATTCGAACTCCTTTTTTCGCAACTAAAATTTGGAAAGCGTATTTCCTTGCGCTTGATGACCTATGAGTGGTCGAAGTATGGATTTAACCCTTACAGTGGAGGCTTTAATAAGCTCGCTGAGTCGCTGTTAAAGAAGCGATACCGTGGATGTTATGACGTATCCGGTTGGGACAAATTCTTACCTCTCTTAAAAGATATATATTCCGTGCTGAAGAAGCATTGTGGGATAACCGAAGAAGACTGGGATGAGTTTCTGTGGACTGTTGATAATACGTGCGAGTTTATGTTGAAACTGCGCAATGGTTATGTCATATTGAAAGACTATGGAAATGCCTCTGGTTCAGGATGTACCACTAGGGATAATATTTTTGGCCACGTGATTATATTCGCCGCTGGACTTTTTGCTGCTTATAAGCGCAAGAATGGCGAAAATCCTCCTTTTTCACTTGTACGTGATCAACTAGTTAATTTGTATGGTGATGACAACGTTTTCGCTGTGGATGAGGCTTTCAGTTTAATGACTGATCCCGATTTCCTCGCAGAACATCTTGGAAACTATGGACTTAAGTTGAAGTTCTTTTTTGGTGGTTTAGATGCTGATCTACACACCCTAAGTTTCCTGGGTGCTTCTTTTAAGAAAATGCCGTCTGGACTGTGGTATCCTTTGTATGATGTCGAAAGACTGGCTACAACCATGGTTTATGAGAGTGATGTTCTTACGCTCTCTCAACATCTTGGAAAAGCTTTTACGCTCATGGTTATGAGTCGACCTTCAGATAAGTTCGATATTTTCCACGAGGCCTATAGAGCTCTAGTTTCAAGTGATTTAGTTCGAAATAATTTAGAAGACCCAAGCATAGCAGCTTACGCGTTTGTTGGTACACCTAGTGTGCACGATATAGATGCGTTTTATACTGGATGCGAGTCGGCAAGTGGTAATTTTGGGAGCCTTTTTCTCCCGGAATTCCTTGTTGATTTCTAAGTTATAGAGGATAGGTTATCTTTCCTTATGTTATCCCATCTTTCTGTGGGCGCCCCAAGTAAACCGGCGCGGTTTAAAAGATGTCTAAAATGATGACTAAAAAAGAAAAGAAAGTCCTGATTCAGCAAATGTCTGGTCAGGTAGCTCCTAATCCTAAGCGGAAGCGAGCTCGCCGAAGAGGAAATGGAAGAGTGTCCATTCCTAGTTCGATGCCTCCTGCTCGTAATGGAGCTGGTAGAAGACGTGGCCAGCGGAGGCAACGTGGGGGTAAGTCCTCAGTAACCACTTTTGGGAACACGCGGAATTTCACGATTCCTATTGATGAAGATATTGCGACGATTAACGGTTCTACCGGTTTTTCGGTTGGTGCAGTGTCTATCAATCCTGGAAATGTTGCTTTGTTGCCATTTATCAGTCGTGTTGCTCAAAATTATGAGCGTTATGAGTTTAAGAATTTGAAGTTTGAGTATCGTCCTTCAGCTAGTGTTTTTGCTACTGTTGGTGCTCAAGGGCTTGTTGGTATTGCTGCTACGATGGACGCTGTACAGGTAGTTCCATCAACGCAGGCGCAAGCTGATGTTCTGTTTCATTCGCCTATTGTTGAAACAGCTAGGCCTACGAGTTTGTCTCTGCCTAGATCCTTCATGCAGTGTAAATCTGCGAGAGAAAAGTTCTTTGTTCGTCAGGATGGTTTTATCCCTGGGGGAACTGATCCTCATTCTTATGACTGTGGCCAGGTGTTCTTTTGGACTAATGGTCAAGCCAATGCAAATCCTATTGGTACGTTGCGTGTTGTTGGATCTTGTGAACTTTCCAACCCCGCTTCTGATTTATCGACTGGTTTTGCCCCAAATTTTAAGGTTGCGCTTTTTAGTGTAACCAACGGGTCCATCCCCGTTTCTGGCTCTACTCAGCAGGTTCCTTTTAATACAGTTGTCACCAACCCTGTTGGGATTACAACTCAGTTTTTTGGAACAGCTACTGTTTTCACATTGCCGCAGGGAAACTGGCTTGTCGATACTGTTCTTGATATTGATATAACCGGTGTTAATTCGACCGGAGCTCTTATTGTTTCTTCTGCCCTTATAATTGTTGGTGGGCCTGCTGGTGGATCTCCTAGTCCTCCTATAACGAGTACTAACCCTGGTCCCAGTGCAACCAATACTGCTGCTTTTCATGCTATGACTTGTCAAAATTGGTTTGTTCAATCCAATGGTGCTACAACTGTGCAGCTCAATTATAATGTTACCTATCCTGCTGGTGTTGGTGATGTTGATGCCTCTATCCGTTTTACGGCTATTTAGTACCATGTTCACGTTGGGAAAAATCGTGCTAAGCACACGTTAAAATGCTAGAATTTCTTGCTTTTGCTTGATCTAATCGTTTGGTCTCAAATTGAGTTAAAGATGTATTTTATAC